CGTCACTGCGCAGCCGCCGATCCGGACGCGCGCTCAGTGGTCTCGGTACCGGCCTGCCGCTCCTGCAGCTCCACGCAGATGGGGCACGGGTTCTCGGAGCAGGCGATGCCGGCGGCGTGGTCGGCCTGCTGCTCGACCGGCAGGATCGACCAGATCTCGATCTTGAAACCGTCGATCTCGCCGCTCGCCGTGACGTAGTCGGAAGCGCCGTTCGACGGATCGAACGGCTCGCTGCCGAAGGTGAGGCCCAGGCGCTCACAGATGGTGCGGGTAGCAGTGCGGCTTCCGCCTTCCATCTTGTGCAGCATGGCCCGGAGGTCGCCGCGGCTGCTGCTGCCGTCGATCTCCCAGTTGCTGAGTCGGAAATCAGACAGCTGACGCAGCAGCCGACCCATGACCGCATGGGCACGAAGGTTGCGCTCGGTGCCCTCGATCGGCACGTAGTTGCCCTGGTCCGGCTCGGCGAGCGCGATCAGCCGCTTCAGGTCGCCGACGACGGCGGCGTACCGGTCGGCGGTCTCGCCGTCGGTGGTGCCCGTCGCGAACTGCTCGGCGAGCGCCCATTGGGCGAGGGCCTGCTCGTGCTGGGCCATGACGCCGTACAGGGCGCCGATCGTGGCCGGGTGGAACGCACTGCTGCTCACTGGAGACCGCCGATCCGGCGCACCTCTGAGGCGGCCAGGGTGTAGCCGGCCGCGAACGACCGGGAGAAGTCGATGTCGTACTCGGTGCTCCGGCGCACCTCGTTCAGCACGTAGGCGAACGCGGCCACGTCGGCGGGGGCGTGGTAGACGGCCAGGCGCAGCGCGTGGTGCATGCCCGTGGCCAGGCCGCACACCGCCGAGGTCTCCCCCAAGAGCGGAACCTGGTCGGCGGACAGCGCGGCCAGGACGGGGCGCCGGCCGGAGGACGCCATCACGAGGTCACGGCCAGCTGCAGGGCCGCGCGGTCGACGACCACGGGCAGCGCGGCGTGCAGGACGTCCCGGACCGCGGCGGCGTCGACGTCGTCCGGGTGCAGGATCAGGAGGTTCTCGGCGACGGCCAGCTCGAAGGCGATCGCGTCCGCGGTGTCCGAGACGCGGCGCTGGTGCTCGTGCTCGAGGCGCGAGGTGCCGAGGATCAGGCAGGCCGGCCGCGGCCGCGGCGTGCCGTCGGCGTTCACCGGGTTCGGGTACGCCAGCAGCAGGTTCGGGTTCTCCGCCGGCAGGCGCAGCGGGACGTAGTCGGGGTGGCGCGCGTACGGGCCGTCGGGGCGGTACGGCGCCGGGCTGGCGCTCGGCGTGATGCCGTCAGCGGGTCGCCACCGACGGAAGAGGTCTGCGATACTTCTCATCGAACTGGTCACCTTTCCTGTGCTTCAGGTGGATGGGGTGGTGATCGGTAGAGGTCGACTCGTTCGCGGCGGGTCGGCCTCTTGTCGTTCAGGAGCCGCGGCGGGGCGCGGGAACGTCGCGCGGGCAGCGTTTGCAGTACTCGGCGAGCGCCTCAATGTCGGCGTCGGTCCAGCGCCAGGAGCGTCCGACCTTGCGAGCGGTGATCTCCTCCTCGCGCGCCTTCTGCTCAAGCCAATAGGCGGACACGGCGTAGCCGGTCATCTCCGACACCTGCTCGGCGGTGTAGAAGACCGGCTTGATCGCAGACGCAGGGGCGTGGCTTTCGAGCGCGCCAGCAGAAACAGGGCCCTTACTCATTGCCGAGGCCTGCGCGGGCGTGTAGCACTAATTGAGGGGGTCTCGCTCCGGTCTGCACGGTCGGCGCGAGCTGCCGTGGTCACCGCGGCTCCGGGTAGGTGATGACGTCGAACGGCGCGCCGATGGCCTCGGCGAGCTTCTCGAGCGTCTCCCGCTGGGCGCCGCGCTGGTTCCGTTCGAGCCGAGACAGAAACTGCCTGGTGACACCGATATGGACTGCGACCTGTTCAAGCGAGAGTCCCGCGCGGATACGCAGCTCGCGGATCGCGGGCCCGTGTGCTTTGAGGTCGGGAGCGACCGTGGGCTGAAGCATGGGCACCACGCTAGGCACCATTTGAAGCTTGGTCAAGCATCAAGTGGTGCGCATGAGGCACCAAGTAAAGCGCCAGGGGTGCGCCACGGTTGTACGCAGGCACCAATTGACCACTCGAACGAGAGCACACGATGAGGTCACAGGCATGGAGGCTGCCTAAAATGGTGCCCAGCGACGAGACAGGATGGGGCTCCGTGGGACACGATTTTGGGCGGCTTGCGGCGGCGATCGCGAAGGCGCGCCAGGCGAAAGGGTGGGGTCAGGACGACCTGATCCGGGAGAGCGGCTTGGGCCGGTCGACGATTCAGCGGCTCGAGAGCGGCCGCCAGCGAACAATGCCGAATAAGGCCACGATCCAAGCTCTTGAGCGTGCGCTCGGATGGCTGCCTGGTTCTATCGATGGCGTCCTGACGGGGGGAGTTCCTGCAAGCGCCACGTTTGATGGCCGCTTTCTGCGAGTTGACATCGATGATGCAAACGCGTTTATTCATGACCTTGTTCGGAAGATCACAATCGAGATCGATCCTGATGCGGCGCAGTCGCGAGTGATCGCCGCCGAGGCCGTAGCAGAAGCGGCTCTTCGTGAGGCTCGACTGCTACCCCCACTAGAGGGGAGCCAGGATGGCGACATTAGTTCGAATGAGTAATTATCTGCGCTAAATACTGGCGCAACCTGGCGCCGGTGACTATTGTCAGAGCTCTCTCAGGAGGCGATCTCACTCGGGGACGACCTATGGGGGAGAAGTGCGTCATGGGCAGCAACATATTGGTTCGGCAACGGTTATCTTTGCCGAACTTGGCCCGGGTATTCGTAGCCTCCGATACCCGCTGCCGGATGGAACGTGCGCCATCGTGTTGAACACGGATACGGTCCTGTCTTCGACCGATCTGCCGCGCCAGCGCGATACGTCAGGTATGAATCCTGACAAGAGGGCTTCGAAGCCCTGAATCCCTGCGCATCGAGCCGCCACGCGGGCGGCGGCTCGATCGCGCCCATCTCACATCAGGAGCGACTGATGCATGCACAGAAACTACCCAACGGCCGCTGGGCCGCGCGGTACAAAACGCCAGACGGGCGCCACCATCGGACAGCGGGTCATCGCACGCGGGCCGAGGCTTTGGCGGCCGGGGCGGCCAAACAGGACCTGGACGCCTACGTCTTCCCCGAAGGCGAAGAAGGTGACGTCTACTACGTCGGCCGGTATTGGACCCCGGAGGGCTGGAAGGAGACCCCTGACGGCTTCGACACCGAGGAGGACGCCCTCGCCGAAGCCCAGGAACTCCAGCGGACAGCGCGCGCCGGCGCGCGGCCGGGCGTGTGAGGCGTGGCGTCGGCGGAGAAGCGCGGCAAGGGCAAGCGGCCGTGGCGGGCGCGCTACAAGAAACCGGACGGCACCTGGGGTAGCGAGCCGGGCTTCGCGACGAAGGCTGCGGCGATCAAGTGGGGCAACGACCGCGAGGCGGATATCCGGGCGCGCCGCTATGTAGATCCGCGCAGCGGCACGATCACCCTGGACGACTGGTGGGACAAGTGGCTGCCGGTGCAGGACTACTCGCCGGATTCGCTCGCGAGTACCAAGAGCGTCTACAAGTGCCACCTGCAGCCTTGGCGTGGCGACCGGCCGATCGCTGAGATCAGCCTCATCGATGTGCAGGGCCTGAAGAAGGAGAAGGCCGCGGCCTACTCGGAGTCTCTCGTCGGGCACATCATGAGCGTGCTCCGGATGCTCATGGAAGACGCGGTCGCGGACCAGCGTCTGCAGTTTTCGCCGATGCCGCCCGCGCGCCGGCGGCGCGGCTCGAAGCGTCAGGAGGTGAAGGGCCGCGTGCGGCGCGCTGGTGTGGCGCTGGAGTTCAAGACGGTTCTCGCGCTGGCGGCCCGGCTGCCGTCGGCCGGCGTCCTCGGACCGATGATGGCGATCGCGCTGATTGTGTCGGTGTTCACGGGGATGCGGTGGGGCGAGTGCTTCGGAATGCAGCGCAAGTACCTGATGCTGATGCCGGCCGTAGACGACCAGCCGGCGTCCGGGTGGTACATCATCGACGACGATGAGGGCTCCCTGCACTGTCCCACGGGCGGCAAGCCGTACCTCGGGCCGCCGAAGGAGTATCGGGGCCGCACGGTTGAGCTACCTGCGTTTCTGGTCGAGATCCTGCTGATCTACATGGCGTCGCTGCCGCCGGATCAGGAGCTGCTGTTCACGACCAGAAAGGGCGAAATGCTCTATCGGCGTGGCAGCCACTACGACGCGTGGCGGCGGGCCCGTGACGGCTGGCCAGGCGCCAGCAAGGCGAATCAGCCGGAGCTGAAGGTCGCCGCCGCGCCGATCTGCCCCGGGGTTCACTGGCACGATCTGCGTCACACGGCGAAGACGTGGACCGCTGAGGACGGTGTTCCGGCGCCGGCGCGTGATGAGCGGTTCGGCCATCAGGCGAAGGGCGACGTCGTTCGCGGCGATCGCGGAGGCATGGACAACGTGTATGTGCACCCGACGCCCCTGATGCGGGCCCAGCTGCTGAAGGGGCTGGAGCGCCGGTGGGAGTCCGAGCCTGTAGCCACAGCAGCTCTCATGGAGTCGATCTCCCGTTTCTTCCCCAGTCGATCTCCACGACCGCATGTGGGGAGCGGCAGGGAAGCGGCAGGCTACGAGCGGAGGGCAGGAGACCAGTGAGCCGCGAGAGACCCGGATCTACCGGACGCCCCAGGTCACGGGCGCCTGTGCTGCAAGACGTGACGGAGAACTACTCCCCGGCTCAGGCGGTCGAGCTGTCCGGCTTCTCGCCCAACGCACACCGGTTCTACGAGCGGCTCGGCTTCGTAGGAGCGGTGACCCGGCCAGGAACGATCTTCAATCACTCTCTGTGACCTTGGGGTTCGGTGGCTCTCGATGGCGTTCGTTCGCGTTCGCTGGCTACCGGGCCACAAGATCGTTTCCCATATTCTCCCCACAACGTCTTGATATGGGAGGAGCCCCTGTCCTTGCCAGACAGGGGCTCGCTCTCGCCGGGGCTCTCTCAGGAAGCGGTTCCTACCCCGGCGACCGTGGGGTGAGAAGTGGTGGCATCAATACGTACCCGCACGGAAGTTCATGTATTCAGTTGCAGCCTCGGCGGATCGTCACAGCGTTGCCGGCGCTCGGTGCTGACCGGTCTGCAGAGGCGTGTACGTGTACGTGCGCCAGTGGGCACCCCAGCGCTCGGACCCCCAGGACCGCTCGGGTGGCAGGCGCACGCTCAGGCCGGTCTCGAGGTCGCCGCGGATATCGACGTCGGCGTAGTGCTGGGCCGATCGTGCGAGCGCGAGCACGATCTCGACCGTGTCCCTGTTGACCTTGATGCCCTCTGGCGGCTGGTTGTTGCAGCGGCGCAGGTAAACCTGGAAACTCTCGCTCATGACGGCTCCGCGGATCCGTCGAGCGGGACCAGGTGCTCCCGGTCCACGTCCCACTCGATACCGCCGTTGGGCGGCCGCAGCCACCATTTCCCCTTCGAGCCCGGGGTGCTGCCGGTGGCCATGACGCGGCCGATTCGCTTGTTCAGCGTGTCGGTGGCCAGGTCGCCGACCGACAGCACTTCGATCTCGCCCGTCATTGGACGGTCCCGGCGGCGAGCGGCACCTCAAGGCCGAGGCTCTCGGCTTCGGCCATGGCGTCGGTGAGTTCCTGGCTGTCGTTCGCCAAGCGGCTTAAGGCCTCTCGTACGTTCTTCATCGCGATGGCGATGCGTCCGCGCACTCGCCACTCGTCGAGCTGGTCCATCACTGCCCCTTCAGGTCTCTGATCTGGCAGTTTGGAACATAGCTCCGCGATCACTCTCCGTAGGTCTACAGTTTGTAGACCGTCACCATCGGGTGCTGACAGCAGGAGTAAGGATGGACGATCTCGGCGTTGGCCCGCGCGTCAAGAAACTGCGCATCGCTCGCGGGATGACGCAGCAGCAGCTCGCAGACGGCCTCGGGTTCAGCCTCGGTTGGGTCAAGAGCTTCGAGGCCGGAGATAGACAGTCCGACCCCAGATTCAGTCTGCTGAGGCAGCTGGCGTCCGTGCTCGAAGTCCCTGTGCAGGCCCTCGTCGACGAGGAGCCCCTCGAGGCGAACAGCGTCGACGACGTCCGCGCCGCCCTGCTCGCTCCAGCTCCACGGACCGATCCCGGTGCCCTGGACGTAGCTGCCGAAGCCTCATACGGGCATCTCGCCTTCCAGGCGGGGCGCTGGCGCGACGTCGTCGCCCGTCTTCCGCGGCTCATCGATGCCGCGCGCGCCGGCGAAGCAAGTTCAGGCGAGCCCCGCGCGCTGCAGCAGCTGGCCGACGTCTGCCACCTGGCCGCGATCACGCTGACCAAACTCGGGGACACTGCGGGCGGCTGGGCGGCGGGCGATGAGGCCGTGCTGCGGGCCGAGGGAGCCGGTGACGCCATCGAGATCGCGCTGTCGGCACAGAGCGCCATCTACGCCGCCACGGCGGCCGCGCGCCCCGAGATCGGCCTGGACCTCACGCATCGCATCGTGGACGGCGTCGGCGGCGAGCTCGCCGATCGTGGCGAGGCGGGCCTCTCCGCGCTGGGCATCGTCTACCTCAAGGGCGCCTACGCCGCGGCGGCCGCGGGCGATGCAGAAGCGGCGGCCGCCATGATCGAAGAGGGGCGGCGGGCCGCTGCCGAGCTCCCTCTGGATTCGAACTACCTGCTTACGAACTTCAACGCCACCAACGTGCTGATCTACGAGGCGTCGATCCTCGGCGACCTGGGCGAGTACGACCTCGCCATCCAGGTGGCCACGCGGATCCATCCCGACGCGTTCGCCGCCCTCTCACGCGAGCGCCGGATCCACCACCTGGTCGACACTGCGCGCTCGGCGCAAGGGGCCGGCCGCCCCGACAGTGCGCTTCGGCTGCTGCTCCAGGCCGAGCGCGACGACCCGCAGAACATCCGCACCTGGGCGCTCTCGCGGACTGTGATCCTCGCGCTGCTGAAGGGACGGCAGCCGACAGATGGTCGCGGGTTGCACGGGCTGGCGCGACGCGCTGGAGTAGCCGGGTGACTGGAATACCGACTGCGCCCGTCCTGTACATCGTCGGCTGCGCCGCGCCGCCCGTCCTGCAGATCGCCGACGCGATCGGGCAGGCCCAGGAGCGCGGGTGGGACGTGTGCCTGATCCTGACACCGACGGCGGCGCTCTGGCTCGAGGAGCACCTCGAGAAGCTCGCCGATCTCACCGGCCACCCGGTACGGCAGCGCTACAAGGTGCCCGGACAACCCGACGTCCTGCCGCCGGCCGCCGCGGTCCTGGTCGCGCCGGCCACCTTCAACGTGATCAACAAATGGGCGTCGGGCCATGCGGACACGTTAGCCCTCGGCCTGGTCACGGAGGGCATCGGCAAAGGGATGCCGCTGGTCGCACTCCCGCACCTGAACAGCTGGCAAGCGGCGCACTCGGCGTTCCCGCGCTCCGTCGACCAGCTGCGCGCCGATGGGGTCCAGGTGCTCATCGAGGAGGCGGACGGGAACGTCCCGCACATGCCGGGGGCACCCGGGCCGCGGCCGCCGTTTCCATGGGCGCTCGGGCTGGATGCGCTCGAGGGTGTGCGGCGATCCCGGATATGACGAAAGCGCCCCGCCCGAAATGGGCGGGGCGCTTTCGTCATATCCGATCAGGTATCGGCAATCATGTTTTTCAGCGAGTAGCCGGCGCTGTAGCAATCTGATTCCACGGTGCTTTCGGCCGAGTGCACTGCCTTGATCTCGTAGGCGACGTCCAACGTCCCCGACGTATACGCGTCCACCTTGGCTGCCAGCGTGTCGAGGGATTTCGCGACGTCGGATTCATGGCCAGCAATGGCAGTAGGCGCATCGGCCGCAGCGATCTCGATTTTCGATTTGGAGATCCGAAGATCGTTGGCGATGAAGCTCATAACGGCCGTGATGTGCCCGGTCTCCATCTGCGTGATGTCCTGGTACGCCGGAGCCATTCCGGTGTCGAACTGGCCGCATGAGGCGGTCCAAGCGGCGTCCGGCGTCGGCGACGATGAGGTACTCGGCGCAGGAGAGCTGGTCTGCGCCGCCGCGGCCGGCGGGGTTGTGGGTCTCGATGGTTTGCTCGCGCCAGATGAGCACCCGGCGACAGCCGCGGCGAGTATGAGCGCGAACGGAGGAAGAACTGCCCGCATGATCCCCCCTACAGAATCAGCATTCGAATGCGCGTCGCGTTCAGTGATACACCGGTCGGAGCGCTCGTGAGGGGTGTATGGCGAAAGCGGCCCCGCCCGGAACGGGCGGGGCCGCTTCACATGGTGCGCAGGTCGCGAGATAGCAGGGGCCAGGTCAGGAGAGGCAGCAGGAGCGCCGCGGGCTTCGATCCGGATGGCTGCGGGCTCGGGGTGGTAGAGGGCGGGGGTGCCTCGGCGGCCTCGCAGACTATGGCCTGATGGCCGTTGACGGTCTCGAGCTGCGGGCTGTAGCCGCTCGGGCATGCCGGGCCCGGCGCGCCGGCTGGTCCCGGAGGTCCGGGGGATCCTGCCGGGCCCGCTGGTCCGGCATCGCCGGTGGGTCCTGCAGGTCCCGCTTCGCCGGCCGGCCCGGGTGGTCCGGCGGCCGGCGGATTCGCGGCGAGATACCGGGCGGCGGCCGCGGCGATCTGTTCCGTGCTGGCCGGAGCTCCGTCCTTGCCGGGCGCGCCGGCCGGCCCGGAAGCAGGCGGGTTGGCCTTGAGGTATTCGGCGACGGCGGCCGCGATCTGGGCGTCGCTTGGCCCTGGCCCGGGCGGCCCGGCCGCGCCCTGCTGGATGATCGTCTGCGGAGGTGGCGGCAGCGGCTTGATGCCGTGCGAGGTCAGCTGCTGCTCGGTGAGGGCCAGGCCGCCGGCGAGGTTGTCGATGACCTGGGACTGCGAGGCCTGCTGCGCGCGCAGGGCGGTGAGCTGGCTGCCGGCGGCATCGAGCCGCTCGAGCATGAAGGCGCCGAGTATCACGAAGCCCAGACCGAGGGCGGCGGTGGCCAGCCAGCGGGCGCGGGGGGTGGTGTTCACGTCAGTGGATTCCCTTCGCGGCGCCGACGGCCGCCCACCAGCCGACCAGCAGGGTCGCCAGCACTCCGGCGATCGCGATGATGTAGCCGATCCGCAGCCGCTTCTGGTCCTTGAGGTCGGCGACGTCGTCGGCGACGACCTTGATCTCCGCGCGTAGGTGCCCGTTCTCCCGCGTCCACGCGTCTTGGGTGACGGCGGTCTTGGCCAGGTCGAAGATGGCGTCTTCGTGCCTTTTGAGGGTGCGGCGGATCTCGCCGTCGGACAGGCGCTCCTCGGGCACGCGGCGGCTCCTGGGTCAGGACAGGTAGGTGTCCGTCGGCGGCTTGGGCGCCGGGATCGTGGCGGCTGGCGGCTGCTCGGCGGCCTGCTTGGTGTACGCGGTCCACAGGACTTCGGCGGCCGCGACAACGGCGCCGATGGCAGGGAACCGGATCTCCCAGGGGCGCAGGAGCTCGCCGATGGCGGGGCCGGCGACGGTGATGAGGGCGATGAGCCTCGCGGCCCGGTTCAGGTCGGTGCGGTCGGTCGAGGTGAGAGCGGACACGGGGATCAGCTCGCTGCCGGGGCCGAGCTCGGCGCCGGGGCCGCGGTAAGCGCAGCGCCCATCTCCATCACCGCCGCGTGTGCGACGGGCCCGGCGACGGCCTGGGCGATCGTTGTCACGTCGATGCCGCCGCTGATGTGGGGTTGCAGGGCTGCGGCGAGCGGCGTCACGAGCGCGGCCGCCAGGCCGTCGACGTCGACGGGCGCCGGGGCCGGGGCGGTGGCCAGTTGCTTGAGGAGCGGCAGCATCTCGGCGAGCGTGGCCTCGATGCTGCCGGCGCGTTCGGCAGCGACGAAGGAGCGGACCATCGAGTAGGCGGCGGCATCGCCTTCGTCGATGATCATGCCTACGGGAATGTGCTTCTGCAGGGCGGCGGCGGCGTCCGGGTAGTCGTTCTGCCAGCCGCCGGTCATGGTGTAGCTGCCCATCTCTGCTCCTAAGGTGAGTTTGGCCGCGAGCGCGGCGGTCGAGCCGCGGAAGGCGTTCATGTCGACCCCACGGCCCTGGACCGGGGCCGCGTCGGTGAACTGGTAGATCAGCGGCGTCATGTCGCCGTAGGGCTTCCAGCCGTTGGCGTTGTCGCCGGGGTAGCCAGAGCCGCCGGGGTATTCGCTGGAGACCAGGGAGATGCCGCGGCTGTCCAGCTCGCTCAGACTCGGCGAGCCGAGCTGCTGGTGGTACCAGTGCGGAAGGTAGACCAGCGCGACGTGCAGACCGACCCGGAAACAGGCATCAGCGAGCGCCACGAGCTGCTGCAGGGTGGGCTTGAAATTTCCTTCGGGCTCGAAGTCGATCATCAAGGGCAATGCCGTGTTGCCGATTTTTTGGGCAACGTGCTTTGCCTGCGCGTCGGGGTTCTCATCGGAGATGAAGTGGTATGGGACGAAGAACTTACTGGCCTTCGTGGCCTGTAGGAGCCACCCGGGATAGTCGGCGTCGGTGTAGTAGGTGCCTTCGGTGCACTTGCAGATCACGAACTGCTGGTCGAGCTCGGTGACGTTGACGCCGTCCTGGAAGCTGGACAGGTCGGGGCCGAAGATCGTCATGAGGGCTCCCAGGGAGTAGCGGACGGCCGACCGGTCACGGTGCCGCGAATCATGAGCCCACGAGCCAGTACGCGGCCGCCGCGGCGATCGTCGCCGAGAGGTCGAGGCTGGCCGGCATCGCGGACAGGCCGGTGATCACGAGCATTGGCCGGTTGCCCTTGACCGTGGGGATGTGCAGGCCGCTCTCAGCGAAGATGCCGCCGATCTTGGCGTCGGCGGTGAGCTCGGTGAACAGGCCGATGTAGTAGTCGACGCCGTCCGCGGCTGTATATGGCGTGGTCAGCGGCGCTTCAACGTATGTGTCGTCGTTGGCCGAGGACGTGAGTGCGGTAGTCATGTCGGCGGTGACGCCCAGCTGCGCGCCGCCGGCTGCGGGGAAGAGGGCCATCGACGCGGCGCCGGGGCTGGTGCCGGCCACCTGCAGCCACAGCCCGAGGTTGGTGATCGGCCCGGCGCCGGGCCGGTTCAGCGCCAGGATGAGGCAGCCCGAGCTCGCCCCGAGATTGTCGTTGTTGGTGGCATCGATCGGATACGGCTGACAGCGTAAGCCGAGCATGGCCGTATACGGGTCGCGCGGTGACGACGGCAGCTGGCCGACGGTCGCAGCATCCGTCGACGCGGTGCCGGTGGCCAGCCCGGTCAGCTTCTGGCCGTTCATCGCCACGGCGGCCGTCGGCGACGCCAGCTGGTCGAGGCGGCTGGCACGCACGATACTGTTGACGTTCGGTGTCGCGGCCAGCGTCGGCGCCGGGTAGCTGCCAGTCAGGTCACCGCTGGCTGTCCCAGACGGCGGCAGAGCGGCTGGGATCCGGGCATCGATGATGGAGTGCACGTTCGTCGTCGACGCCAGCTGCGGGTTCGGGTAGGTCGAGCCGGTGAGGTCGCCGCCGGCGGCGCCCGACGGCGGCCCGCCGCCAGGGACAAGCCATGCGCCGGTGCTCGCGAGGAAGTGGCCGGCGTCGTTCGGCGGGGCGCCGAGGGCGACGCCGTCGAGGGTGAGCGTGCCGCCAACGGTCAGGTCGCCGGCGACGGCGAGGTTTGTCGGCGCCGGCAGTGACGGTCCGACCAGGGTGGTACGCAGATCGCCGACCCAATACGGGCCGCCACCGGCGGGCACGATGATCCAGTAGGTGTCGCTGGCCCCGGCGCAGGCCTCCGTGATGCGCCATGCGGTCTGGGCCGCGCCGCCGGCGATCTGGATCGCGGAGTTCGCGGTGAGTGCGACGGTCCAGGTCCCATCAGCGTTCAGCGGGATCGACAGTGTGGACAGGATCTCGAGCTGGTCGGTGACGTCGAAGCCCACGATGGGTCGGTCGTCGTAGTCGACCAGGACAGCTGCGGCGGCGGAGTTTGCGGGCAGCGTGGTGGCGCCTGGGTTGGTCAGTCGCCCGTTGACGGTCGTCATGAGGTCTTCCTCGTTACAGGGCGGACGTGTCGATGATGTTGCCGAGCATTGCGGCGCCGGCAGAGTTCGGATGCAGGTGATCGCCCGAGTCGTAGATCGGCTTGAGCGCACCGCCGGCGTCGACCGCCGCATCGAAGTCAGCCACTCCGTCGGCCCCAGATGCTCCGCTGCGTACCCACGCGTTGTAGGCGCCGATCTGTGTCTGTACCGCGGCCGTGCACTGTGTCTCGCCCGCGCACGGCGTGATGGTCGACAGCAGGATCCTCAGGCCAGACGCGTGCGCCGAGGTGACCAGTCCGGCCTGCGCCAGCTCCAACGCTCCCGCGGACACCCCGGCGCGCAGGTCGTTGATCCCATCGGCGTCGACGATGTCCCGGACCCCGGGCACGCCGAGGACGTCCCGCTGCCACCGGTTCTGCAGTGACTGCCCGGACGCGCCCTCGTCCGCGGTGACCCGGTTGCCGCCGATCCCCTCGTCGACGACCGCCAGGCCTGTGCCGGCCAGCCGTGCCGCCAGGTAGTCCGGCCAGCGTGTGTCAGTGTCCGAGCCAGTGTTCAGGCCGTCGGTGATGCTGTCGCCGACCGCGACAACCGTGGCCGGCGCAGCCGATTGGACATCGATGCCGTCGAGAAGCGTCGTGAACGTAAAGGTGTTGGTAGTCGGGTAGTACTGGCTGCTGCTGACGTCGCCGCCGCTGTGGTTGTACTCCGTGTCGTTGCCGAGGTCGTGCCGGGGCGCCTGCGCCAGCTGCGCGCCCGCCGCGATGTAGATGCTGACGAGTAATCGGGTGTTCGCCGCCACGGTGAAGCTCACCGGGTCGGACGCCACCGTGCCGCCGGCCGGGATCGTCACCGCCTGCGCGCCGCCGAACGTGACAGTGGTCGGGGTCTGCTGGACGGTCGTGCCGCCGTTCATCTGCGTGCCGACCGTTACGTGCCCGATCTGCGCGGCCTGCGACGAGAGCGTGTCGGCCAGCCGGATCCGGATCGACGTTCCTCCGGCCGAGATGCGGGCCACCATTCTTAACGTTTGGTTGTCCCAGGGGCCGAGCGACGGGGCGTAGGCCAGGGCGGTGGACTCGGCCGCCTCCCAGCCGGGCCCGGTAGCGGTGGCGCCGCGGACGCCTGGGGCTGTCGCGCCGGCTACGCCAAGGACCAGAAGCAGCGCGGCGAGCGCGCGGACCATGCGATGGATCATCAGGTCTCTCCGTAGAGGTAGGCCGCGGATCCGGCGGCGAGGTTCCCGGCCAGCGGAAACAAGGTGATCGACGTGACGGCGTTGGTGGACAGCCACAGGCCGCCGTAGGTGCCGCTATAGCCGCTCGATGAGGTGATCATCGAGGTCGAGTGCGCGCTGATGCCCTTGAAGTTGGCGCCGGCCGCGTTCGGGATCACGAGCTCGCCGACCCCGAAATAGCCGGCTGTAGCGGTGGCCGCGGCCATCGTGCCGACCTGGATCGAGGAAACGGTGCCGGAGCTCGCAGCGGGCCCGGGGGTGGCGCCGGATGCCTGGTTGTCGTCCCAGTCGTAGTGGGTGGCATTGGTGTCGCCGTTGAGCTGCAGCAGCATGTACGTGGCGGTGGTGGCGCTGTCGCTGCGGGCGTTCCAGGCCACTCGCAGGGTGTTGAATGCCGGGCCGGCCGGGACCGGTAGCGTGATCGACGGCGTAGCCACGGTCAGGGCCTTCTTGCCGATCAGTTGCGGCGGGTAGGTCCAGGTCGCACCGTTCCAGTAGGCGGTCAGACCGGTGTCGGTCTCGTAGATCGGCTGGCCGAGCGTGGGATTGCTCGGGTGGGTGGTCGAGGTGGGCAGCGCCGGCTGTGCGCCGCGGCTACGGCTGCCCTGCAGGCTGCGCACGTCTTTCGACAACTTCTCGATCTTGTCGAGGATGTCGCGGGGCAGGTTCGGGGTCATAGCGGCCTCAGTTCAGGATCAGATCGCAGATTTCGCCCTTGCCGCGCTCCTGGGGTGAGACGGTCATGCCGACGAGGCGGTAGGTGGCCGTGATCCCCGACGGGTAAAGCGCGTCACGGATAGTGATCCGGACCGAGTCGCCGAGCGCCTGCGGCGTCAGGTCGGTGCCGTCCAGCCGGACGCGCAGGGCCGCAACGATTACGGGCGGCGTTGCCTGCACCAGGTCGGCTGTGGCGTGCGTCTCGAGAGAGGCCTGGTCGGTGATCGAGCTGAAGGAGGTGGTGGCGTCTAGCCGCGGGTATCCGGCGGCGAGGGCGGCGGCGTTGGTGTGGATGGTGGAGTTGACGCCGTTGCCCTGGGCCATCAGGTAGGTGGCGGCGCGGCCGCCGTCCTCGGGGAGGCTGTAGTCGATGATGGCGCCGGGTTTGCTCAGGCGGTGCGTAAGGCCGGTGGACAGGTTCGGGTAGCCCATCACCAGCTGCCTAGTGCGCGCCCCGGTCACTGCGTCGGCCGTGACCTGGATGTTGAACTCGAAACCGGAATCCAACGTGGCCAGGTCGGTCAGCATCTTCAGGTAGGTGGGGCGCGTCGCCGCGGTGTAGGCCACGCGGTCGCGCACTACGCCGGACATCTGGAGCGGGTCGTAGGTGATCTGCATGTTCGCGTACGGGTCGGCCTGCAGGTGGTCGACGAAGCTGCGGGCGATGGTCAGCTGGTCGGCCGCGAGGAGCGCGGGCAGGTCGGTACCGAGCTGGACCCGGTCCCAGTACGACTCGAACGTGCCGGCACCGATCGTCACGCCAGGACGTCCCTGCTCGTCGAAGCCGGGATTCTTCGTCCACACCAGGCCGCCCCACCACAGCACGCCGCCGCGGTAGATGTACATGGCGGTAGCGCCCGAGCCGCGGATCGCGGCGGCGATGCGCGCGCCGGTGGTGTTGTCGCCGCGGGCGATCGGGATCTGGGCGGTGGCGGTGCCGGCGGCGCCGAGCTGCGTGCCCATGCTGACGCCGGTAAGCATGAACTCATCGCGGACCGCGTCGGTGAAGGGGTCGGTGAACCGGACCCGCCATCTGGCCATTCAGGAGGTCGCGAAGTAGGAGATGGTGATCTGGAACTGGACGCCGGCGCCGGCGAAAGTGGCAGGGTTGGTCGCTCCGAGGAAGTTGCCGGATCCGTTGACCAGGCCGTTGACGAACCCAGGTGTGGCCTGGGAGATGAACGATGCGCAGGTGTAGAAGGCGGCTGAGCCGGCGGTGGAGACGATAAATGAGCCCGAGTGCGCGAACTGGTTCGCGGGGATGCCGGTGACCGCGGCGGTGAATGGGAGGTTCCAGCTGTAGTAGCCGCTGCCGAAGGAGGTCGCCGCTGAGGAGTTCAGCTCGATCTTGGCGACGACGAGGCGGCCGACCTTTACGTAGGAGCCGACCAGGGTGCCGCCGGCGCCCAGGGCTGGCGCGGTTCCCGACGATGACCACGTGACCGTGTACGAGTTCTCGGTGAACCCGGCCGGGTCGAACACTGGCGTCCAGGTGACGCCGTCGACGCTCGATTCCAGCGGCGTCTTCGCGGCCGCCGCGGCGGCGATGTCCAATCGGTGCCGGTACTGCACGCCGTCGACGACGGCCGGGGCATCAGCGGCGCTGCGCGCGGGCACGATCCCGCCGGCCGCCGCGGTGTAGGGGTAGACCGCGGTGGCGCTGGCGAAGTTGACGCTGGTGGCGAGCGCCGCGACCGGGACGTTGAACAATGCGATGGCGTTCGCCGGCGTGGCCGGTGCGACGCCGGATCCCGGGGTGCCGGCGGTGTAGACGATCTGGCCGCGCTGGAAGCCGCTGCCGTCGTAGGCAGTGTCCTGGATCTGCAGGCTGATCAGGTCGATGCGGGACTGCGCGCTGCCTGTGTTGATCGTGACTGTGGCGGCAGTGTCCAACGTGGCCCAATACGAGCCCTGCAGGGCGTTCGAGGTGCCGTCGATCACACAGGAGAAGGGACCGACAGTGCAGGTGAGGCTGCCGGTACCGGTCAGGACAGGCGAGGATGTCACGCCTGTCCGGCTATTGATCTGACTGGCAGGAACGTATAGGCCGCAGGCCGCAAGCCGGAAGTCCTCGGCGCTGTTGCTCGAGCCTGCGATCCCGAAGATCCGCACACCCATTCGGACTCCTTACAGGTAGGCGGACCGCCAGACCGCAGTCATCGAGGCGGAGGAGTTCATGACGGCAGCGCGGATCGCTAGGCCGGTGCTGCCTGGCGGCATCAGGAAGGAGGCAATCGGCGCGGAGCGATCCGTCAACAGGCTGTTGTTCACGGCGCCGTTGATGCTCACGGTGCCGGCGAGGGTGTCGATAACCGCGACGTCGGAGGCGGTCAGGGTCACGGTCAGCTCGATCACGTCGCCGGTGTCCAGGCGATACACCGCGGGGGTCGTGAGCGGACCGCTGATGCTGATGGTCACCGGCGTCGACCAGTCGCCACCGTTGGTGACGAAGATCGTGCCGCCAGAGGTCGCGGCCGGCCACGTCAGAGGCCAGGTCACGGGCCAGGTGATGCCGGCGCCGGTGGCGGGGGGATTGGTGGTCGCCGAGGAGGCGGTCACTGAGTAGCGTCTGGGGTCTGACCCGGTCCATTTCAGCGATACCCGGTCGGCGCCGAGCGCGTAGCCGTCCGCGCCGCCAACCCGGCCAGTACAGCGCACACTGCACTGCAGCAGCTGGCCGCCCATGCGGATCACGAGTGGCTGCTCAACAGTAGGGGCCGTGGCCGCACGCAGAGCGGTCATTGCCGCCGGGTACAGCGAGGGGTCCGGGACGTACAGGTTCAGGTCGGTTTCGATCACGCGCTCGGCGGCGTAGATGGTGCCCGGCCAATAGCCGTCGGCTGACGGGCGGGGAACGTCGGCTGAGTCCAGCGCGGGCAGGTCATCCCAACCGCGCAGGCCTCCGGGGGCGATGCGGTACGGCGTGCCGGTGCCCATCAGTAGGGTGCCGTACTGCGCTTGCCCGTCGAGCGTGATCAGCTCGCCGCTCACCAGCTGCTCCCGCGCGCCGTGGCCAGCCAAGCGAGCTCGGCTGCGACCGTTGCGGGGGGTGAGCCGTTCTCGTAGTAGTTCTCAATGTTCAGTGCCGGGCCGTTCCGGCTGGCGGGCGGTGTCGCGGGGGCGGCCAGCGAGTGCATCGGGATCATCGGCTTGATCACCGTGGCGGTGCCCGTACCGAAGTTGATCGCGTTCAGCGCCTCCAACATCCCGGGGCGGGCCACGGCTGCGGCGTTGACGACATATTCCTCGTCCGAGACCGCGATCATGTTGGAGTCCGACGTAGGCGAACCCGCGCCCTTCACCAGGCCGCCGGCGGAGAAGCCGGACACGATGCGCTTGCCGCTCGGACCGCCACCGAAGACGATCCCCGTCCCGCCGTACTTGCTCTCCAGCGCCTGGAGTGCTTCGGCGGCGGCCGAGGTATCGGCCTTCACCTCCAGCGTGACCGGCGCCAATTTCGGTGTGTTCAGCAGCGTCTTGTTGAACTCTTCGATTTGGCCGGTGGACAAGCCGGCCGACTTCAGCACGGCGTCGAACTGGGTGCGCGAGGCGTCCAGGGCCTTGTTTCCGGCGTCGATGGAGCCGCTCTCCTCGGCGACCGCCTGCGCGTGCGCATTCGCCGCGCTCGCCATGTCGTCGATGGCGCTCACGTTGGCGCGACCCGACTCGGTGGTGATGTCGAGCGTCGTCCCGTTCTCATGCAGCGCCTTCGTCAGGTCGGCCACTCGCTGCTGCACGTCGATCGCTGCTTTGCTCGCGGCGATGTGGATGCCGTTCAGCGCGTCCATGGCGTCTTTGAGCGAGGAGGCCTTGTCTTTCGCGTCCTTCATGGCGGCGACCTCGTCGGTCACGGATGAGTCGAGGTCACGTGCAGACCCGGAAGCGCCGGCCTCGGCGTTGGCGACGGCCAGCAACCACTTGACGCCGCTCTGGTGCACGTCGCTGGCCTCGGCGGCGGCCTCGGCTGCATCGGCGGTAGCCTTCGCGTCGCTCGCGTTCGCGTCCTTGTTTTTCGCTGCCGCGTCGGCTGCCGCCTTCGCTGAGGCGGCGGTCTTGTACAGCGACTGGGTGTGCTGGTCCGCGGCGGCCGCGGCTGCCTTGTCGGCGGCGCCGCCATCGTCGTTGGCCAGCGCCTGCTCGCGGATGGCCTCGGCGAGTCTGCTGCTGGCCGCTGTACCCGTCTTCCGCTTCTCGGTCGTGGCCCCCGTCGCACTGCCAGCGGCTGCCTCAGCCTCGGCGACCGCGCGCTGGCCGGCAGCCTGCGCCAAGGCGGTCGCTGCGGCGTCCTTCGCGGCTTGCGTTGCTTTCGCGGTCGCGATGGCAGACTCGCCCGTGGCGGCCGTGGAGCCTTGTGTAGCGGCGGTGGCCTGCTGCTCGGTGCGGATCTGGCCGGCCACGCCGTCCTTGTAGGCCAGGATGGTTGCCAGGTCGTTCTTCAGTGCGTCGGCGTGGGTGTTGATCGAGCTCGCTGTCCGCCCCGCAGCTACGATCTGGGGCTTCGAGGCGGCGACGGCATCGTTTGTGGCCTTCGTGACGGCGGCCAGAGCATCGGCGTTGCCCAGGACGGCGTCGGTCAGTGTGTTGCCCGAGATGCCGAGCTCCTGGTAGCGGACGATCAGGCCCTTCTTGGCCAGGTCATCCGCGACAGTCTTCGTCGTGGTCTGGCCAATGGCGTCGCCGTCCTGCTGGATCGATGAGGTGAAGTCGTCGACGGCGATCTTCGCCTTCGAGTGGTTCGAGGCGAAGATCCCGATTACCGTTGCCGCACCGGCAATCGCAATCCCCCAGGGCCCGGCCATGAAAGATCCGGCCGAAGCCAAAGCGCCTTTCATGCCTGAGGATGCCTCGGCTACCGCTTCCAGGGTCTTCTTCGTCGACGTGGCCTTGCCGGCCAGCGAGGTCATGCCGCCCACGAGTAGCAGCGCGGTGCCCGCCCCGCCAGAGAATCCGACCGCGGCCTCCTGGAGCGGCTTCGGCAAGTTGGCGAACCCGTTGACGACCTTTGTGGCTGTCTGCGCCATTTCGCGTAGCACGGCGTTCGCGCCTGAGCCGCCCTGGATCAGGGTTACGTCGATGCTGCCTTTCAGCTGCTTCAGGTCGCCGCTGAAGTTATCCATCTGCTCAGCGGCCATACGCTGAGCTGCGCCGTTATCGTTGACGGCGTCGCTGTAGCCCTTCACGCCGTCGGCGCCGAGGTTGTAGAGCACGCTCGCCGCGCGGATCGCGTCGCTGCCGAAAATGGTCGCCAACGCTTGGTTCCGCTGCGCGTCGGTCAGCGGGCCGAGCTTGTCGTGCAGCTGGCCGGCGACGCTGGTGATCCCGACGAACTTGCCCTGCGCGTCGTAGGTCTGGATTCCGAGGCTCTGCATAAGGGTCGCGGCCTGCGACGTGGGGGCATTCAGTTTCTCGAGCATAGTTTTCAGCGAGGTGCCGGCGTCGGCGCCTTTCAGGCCGCGGTCGGCGAAAGCCGCCAGAATCGCGGTGGTGTCCTCGAACGTCAAGCCTGTCTGAGCCGCGACCAGGCCGCCCTGCTGCTGGGCGTACGCGAGCTCTGTCACGTCGGCGGCGCTTTTGTTCGCCGCCGCGGCGTAGACGTCGGCGATGTGCGTCACGTCCTTGCCCTTGAGCCCGAACGTGTTCATGGCATTTGCGGCAATCGTCGCGCTGTCTGCGAGGTCGAGCTGGCCGGCGGCCGCCAGGTTCAGCGAGCCTTGGAGCGCGCCGCCGAGGACGTCCTTGACCGATACGCCCGCTTTGACCAGTTCGCCCTCGGCGTCGGCCGCCTCGGTGCCGGTGAAGGCTGTGGCCTTGCCGGCCTGCAGTGCCGCGGCGCTCAGCTGGTTCATATCGGCCGCGGACGCGTTCGACACGGCTTGCACGCCGGACAGCGATTTTTTGAAGTCGCTGGTGGCCTTCTCGGCCAGGACGAACCCTGCGGCCAGAGCGAGGCCTGCGCCGGTGACGATCTTGCCGGTGCTGGTGTAGGCCTCCGAGCGTTTCTTGGCGGCGGCCTCGGTGGCTGCGGCGTCGGCAGCTTCAGCGGTCGCGGCGTCCTTGGCCGCCATGGCGACGTCCCGCTTGGCGGCCGCGTCCTTCGCCGCCTCGGTGGCCGCGGTCCGGGACGCCGCCGCCGTGTCGGCTGCCGCTGCTGCGTTGGCCTTGGCCGCTGACAGTGATTGGTCGGCCGCGGCCTGCCGGGCCCGGGCTGCCGCCTGCGCCGAGGCGGCCTCGGCTCGGTCGGCATCGGTCAGCGCCTTGGCGGCCGCGGCGTCTGCCGCGCCGGCGGCTTTGGCGGCCGCGGCTTGTTCGACCTTTGCGGCGACCACCTGGCGTGAAGCCGCCGCCGCGGCGTCCCCGGCCTCCCGGGACGCCAGCGCCGTCGCACGCTGTTCAGAGGCGGCGACTTTCGCCGCGGCCGCCGCATCGCGTTGTGCTGCGGCCAGCGCGCTGGTGTTCTTTGAGGAGGCGACGATGGGGCCGTCGTAGCCGGTGGTGTCCGCGACCAGGCGCGAGGTTACGGTGCGATCGGCGGTGCCGGACATGCGTGCCTCCTCACCGGGTCTGGGGTTTCGCTTTGCGGATGCGGATGAACAGGCCGGCGCTGTCGTCGGCCCAGCGCTCGGAGGCCTCCGCGATGGCCTTGCAGGCGTGGCAGCGCAGTTTTTCGGCGCGATAGCCGGAATCGGCTTCGATGGTCATCGACTCGCTGCGAGGCTGACCGCACTCGCAGCGGTCAGCCTCGAATTCCAGGAGGGCAAGAGCCCAGTCCCGGTCGTCTTCAGTCCACAGCGGTTCGCCGGCGGCTACGACGCGCCCTAAGAACACCGAGCGCGGGGTGCTCCAGGCGCGGGCGGCTTCTACGACTTGCCGGAGCTCGGCAGATTGCGCGAGTCGGCGTGCGAGAAAGGGACCCTGGTCTCGCGGGTGTTCGCGCCGTAGGCGCCGGACCACAGGTCTCCGCGCTGGTCGGCGTTGATCTTCTCGAACAGCCGCTCGGCCTGATCGAGGGTCATCTCCGGCTCGATCGCGCAGGCTGCGACCAGCGCGACTGTGAACGTCTCCGGGTTCCAGGCCTCGCCGTCGTTGCGGCCCGGATGCTGGGCGACCAGGTCCAGCCATGCTGTGCGGCCCAGCGCGCGGAACCGGAAGGTGGTGAGGTTCTCGCGCATCAGAGCATGGACTTCGTCAAGCTCGGACTCGATCGCCGCTCGCGGATTCACCTCGGCCAGCGATGAGCGCGGCTTCTCGGGCGGCAGTGCGTCCAGCTGTGCCTGCAGGCGGTCGGCCTCGGCAGCCAGATCGCCGGACAGGCACAGCTGCACCTCGGTTTCGCGCAGCGTGGCCGCGTCGATGACGTCCTCGATGCTGGTCTTGCCAGCCTTCGGCTCGCTCACGCGACTACCGCGTTGTCGTCCGGGTCGGCCGTCATGAACATCATGACCGTGTACTTCTGCACCTCGTTCTCCGCCGGGTCGGCCTCCTGGCGCTGACCGCACTGCACCGGGAAGATCTCAACGACCTGGCCGCTGGCCCACGCCGTCGTACACGGCAGCGTCTTGCGGACCGCGAGGTAGCCGGTGACCTTGTAGGCCAGCTGCGAGTACACCGGGTCGGTTGGCGTCTGCCGCTTGAGTTCCAGGCTGGGCGTGAACCCGCGCCGGCCCGCACCCTCGGTGTCGAAGGTGCTGGCCAGCGAGGAGGTGTCGACGGGCTTGGTGCCGGCCGGGTTCTTGTAGCCGGTCGGCGTGATGAACTGCTCCAGGCTCGTGCCGGCGTTGAGCTCGGCGACGGTCGGAGCGTGGATGTTGCTCACGGACGGCAGGAAGCTGACTTTGATGTTGCCGTCGACGAGAAGATCCGACATTGCGGTGCTCCTTTCCAGGTCTAAGGGGTCTGGCCGACTACCGGCGCAGAGCGGCGACGGTGACGCTGGCGACGGCGGAGTAGGCGATCGCGATCTGGCCGTTCGCCGGGTTGATCGCGCCAGGCGGCAGGGCGATCAGCTTGGTCGCCGAGGCCGCCACGGCCACGACGACCGAGGATCCGGCGTTGCCTGCCGGTGTGACACCTGGGTCGGTGACGGTGACGTTGATCGAGCTGCCGCCGCCGTTGGTGACCTGCAGGAAGCAGCGGTCGTCGTTCGCGCTGGCCGGGGTGACGGTGTCGCCGCCGGCAGCGGCCGAGGAGGTTGAGACCACCGAGCCGGTGGCCGCGATGTTCTGCAGGGCGAGGTTGGCCATGTCAGCTCCTATGCGGGGTTGGACTTGATGACGTACTGGGCTGTGGCGATCCACAGCGGCGGCTGCACGGTGTCGTCGCGCAGAACCGGTTGCGCCGCGACCTGCCATAGGGGCCAGACAGCGCGGCCGTCCACCGCTGGTGGTGGTGTGGCCAGCAGCGCCACGCGGACGACGTCGGCGATGGCCATCGCCTGCTCCGGCCCTTCGGCGACCGCGGTCACCTGGAACAGCAGCTCCAGGTCAGCGAACCGGTCGCCGAGCGAGCCGGAAGTCTGACCGGGCGTTCCGTGCACCACCGCGCAGATCCGGTCGGTCTCACCGCGCTCGCCGTTGTACGCGCGCCGTGACGTGGGCAGCTGCTGCAGCGCGGCATCGGCGGCGGCGACCACCGCGGCGATGTGCCGTTCAGAGGATGCCGGCGCCGTCACGAGAGCATCGCCTGCTGGGCTGCTTCGGCGCAGGCATCGATGAACCGCGGCGCCTCGGCGGCCAGGGCTCGAGCGCCGTCCAGGTGCGGAGGGTTGTGTGCGCTGCCGAACTCAATCAGGTTGCCGAGCGGCCCCTGTGGCAGCGTCTTGTCCGGACCGACCTCGGCCTCGATGCGGTTGGCCGACACGGACATGTCGTAGCTGATCGATTTCGGGTACAGCGGGGCGTGCGGCAGCCCGGCCGCGGACGCGCGCCAGTCCGTCTTGATGTTCAGCGCCCCTTTGGACACCACCGCAGTGAGCGCGACTATCAGGCGTGCCGGAGCCAGTGCGAGATCCGCGGCGAGGGCCTCGGTCTCGGCGGACATCTCGCTCACTGCGCGTACTCGGCAGTCGCGCGCAGGGCCGTGTCAGTGGTCTCGGTCTCCACGTCGGTGATGATCAGTGCGCGTCCAATGAGTGCCGGGTTGAGCGAGGCGGTGACGGTCGCGGTGTCGCGCCGGCGAATGTCAGGGATCGTCGCGCCGAGAGGGAAGTCCAGGTAGTAGCGCTGGATGTTCATCTCCGTCTCGCCCGCCTGTTCGTCGGTGCCGCGCCAGATCTTGATGCGGACCGGGCCGGTGTAGACGGTCTCCTCGGTGGTCTCGTAGTCCGTTGTCGCGCGGTCGAAGGTGCGGGGCGCCGCGGCGCGCTGGATCGTGCACGAATCCGTCATCAGCCCTCGGTGGGCGGCCCGGCCGGCGGCGACGGCGCCGCTCGGGTCGATCACGGCGCACACTCCGGTGGCCACGGCGCCGCTGTAGGCACGATGCTGAAGGCGGTGGAGGTGACCGGCGTCAGCGTGTCGATCTCGTTCTCGGTCATGTACAGCTCGCCGGAGGAGCGGGCGCTGTCGATCGTGTACGTGTAGTCGTCGACGGTCTCCGAGCGCAGGCCGGCCGGATTCCGCAGCACGCGGAGCACCATCGCCGCGCACACCGCCGTGGAGGTGGCTGTCGGCGCGGTCTCGTACCAGGGGAACCGGTCGAGGATGATCGCGGTGGCGTCGGCCAGCCACGCGGTGGCCTGGCGCAGCTCGGTCGCGGTGAGATCGCGCCCGAGCCGGTCGGCCAGGTCCGCCGTCGTCGCCAGAGTCATCGGGTTCGGGCCTCAGACCAGGAAGCCGGTCGCGTAGCCGTGCGCCTTCTCGTTGCCGAAGGCGAGGCCGACCTCGCCGTACAGCTGGGTCTTTTCCTCGGCGCCGGTCTTGGCCAGCGGCTCGGCGAAGAAGTGCCCGCGGCCGGGGACTTCCAGGTAGACCGGCATGCACTGCTCGAGGCTGACCACCGCGATCTTGTGCTTCGGCATCGCCCGGTCGAGCATGATGTTCAGCCGGCCGAAGTCGGTCTCGATCGTCTCCATGTTGACGCCGCCGACGTTGCGGTTCGTCTCGAAGTACTTGCCGAAGGCGTTGCCGTAGGCGGTGGTGATCGCGCGCTTCTGCGAGGAGTTCACCATGATCGTGCCGGTCGGCGACTCGGTCAGACCGCCGTTGTCGAAGACGGACTGCATCAGCGAGCCGAGGGTGTCGACGGTCGGGGCCACCGACTTGGTGACGTTCGCGGTCCCGTCGCCAACCAGGTCGATCGCGGCGCCGTTCTTGGTCGCTGCGACCTTGAACGTGTTCGTGGTCGGCGCCGTGACGTAATAGACGGTGTCCGGAGAGATGCCCGTGGTGGTGACGATCGTGTCGAAGATGACCTGGTCGTTGAGGACGAGGCCGTGCGCGTTGATCGTGACAGTGTCGCCGGTCCCGGCCAGAGCGCCGTTGCCCAGGGCTGTGCCGCCGTTCTGCACGGTGCTGGTGATGGCGTTCAGCAGGCCCTTGGTCTGACGCTTGGTGGTGTTGTCGGTCGGCAGCTGGTAGACGCCGTTGATGAAGGACCAGTTGACGTCGCGGACCATCTGCTTGAGCATGATCTCAACCTGGTGGTCGAGCTCGTTGGTCACCGGGTTCTTGGCCTCGATGTTCAGGCCGGAGTGCTGTCCGACTGCGGCCAGCTTGGTGTAGCTGACGCCCACGGTCTCCTGGTGGATCTGGCAGACGTTGTTGACCGATGCGCGCACGCGGTTCTGCGCGGTGGGCGCGTCCTGGCCTTCCAGAGCCACATTCTGGCCGGCCGAGCGCATGTCCTCGGTCTGCCACTCGAACTGCGTGGCAGTGGTCTGGCCGCCGCCGGACAGGCCGCCGATGGCCGAGAAGAACGGCACATCGGCGGGGGTGAGCATGTGCAGGATGCCGGTGTAGTTGGCAGGTTGTATGTCGTGCCCAGGGCGGTGATCCCGGTCATCGGGTCTCCTTCGGTGCGGGGCACGGCCGGGGCCTGCCCTCAGGGTTACTTGGGTCGTGGGGCGTCTGCGAGCTTGCTGTTCTGCAGCTTCATGACGGTCTTCCAGTCGCCCTTGGCCTGCGCCTCGGCGATCTGGGTCTCAACGGTGGCGACACCGTCCGGTCGCGGCCCCTGAGAGGGGTCCGGCCGCGGGATACGGGGGCCGGCGTCGGCCTTCCAGTGGGGCTTGCGCTGCAGCAGGTCAGTCAGCTCCGCCTCGATCGCCGCTTCATCGATCTGGCCGTCGGCGTCCAGGAAGCTCTTGCCGCTTGCGTTGAGGGAGTCGACCGCGTCGCCTGCGTCGGCGAAGCGGGTCGTGGCCATGGCCTTGATCTGCGCGGATACGGCCTGCTTGTTCGCCGCCGCGGCGCGGGCCTCGGCTGCGGCGACCTTGTCCGCGAGCTTCTCGGCGTCGCTCTTGGCCGCTTCCTCGATCTCGGCCAGCCGCTTGGCGGCGTCGGCGTTCGCCTTGGCGCGGGTCTCGTTCTCGCGCGAGAGCCGCTTCCACTTCTCCACATCGGCCTGTAGATCCGTGACTGTCGGAGGCGCCTGGTCCGTTGCGGATTCCGGAGCCGCGCCGGCGGCCGGTGGCGCCGGGGTGGGCGGTGTGGCCGGCGGCGTCGTGGTACCGGCCGCGTCGGTTACCGGAGCGGCCGGGTTGGCGGGAACGGTCATGGTTTCTCCCGTTGCGGGTTGGGTGCTGATCCCGTTGCGGGATCAGTGGATGTACGCGTACCTGTGCAGCAGCGACAGCGCGAGGTCGCGGTCCTCGCCGGCGTCGGCGTAGATCTGGCCGACGGTCAGACGAAGTCCCTTGGTGGCGCCGGCCAGCTTCTTGCCGGCCACTCCGTGGCGTCCCATGCCCTCGAAGGTGGCCTGCACGTCGCGTCCGAAGACGCGCGTCTGGTACAGCCCGCGCTGCGCGTTGACCACCTGAAAGATGTCAGCGCCGTCCCGGATTGCCCTGGCACCGGCGATGCCGAACCGGGCATCCTGCTCGGCGGGGCTCAGGTGCTCGAAGAACGAGTGCGGATCAGTGCGCAGGTCCTTCGAGTTCTCGGCGGCCGGGATCCCGGTGCACTGGCACTGCGGATGCCGCAGAAACGAGGCGTTGTAGCGGTACCAGCGGCCGGCCAGGATGATGCAGCGTGAGCAGGCAGAGCCGGCGACCATGCGGACGTAGCCGTGCACGGTCGGCGTGGCGCTCATCTGCGCCTGCAGCGCGTTCCGGCCAGCATCGGCGGTCTCGGTCACCGTCAGCATCGACAGCGTGCGACCGCCGACCGCCAGGGCCTCGTCGACGCCTATCCCGCCAGCCAGCGCCTGCTTGGCCGCGATGACCGGCAGGTACAGCAGGCTCGACAGCGCTCGGCCGTCGGCCGCGACGCCGGAGAACCCGGCCGGGCTGATCGTGGCGGCCGGGTCGTAGGCGACGCTCTGGGCGCCGAGCGCGGCCTGGACGTAGGCCGGCGCGCTCGCGGCGGCCAGCTGCTGCGCCGCGGTGAGCGTCGTGACCATCGCGGGGCTCACGCCGGCCGCCCAGGATCCGGAGATGTCTGCCGGGTCGATCGTGGCCCACTGGGCTGCGGTCCGTGCGTTGGCGCGGGCGGCGATCGTGGCCTGGTGGCGGTTGTAGGCGGCCGCGACCGCCTGGATGGTCACACCCCTGCCGGGACCAGGGCCGGAGCGGGCGCTGGTGCGCCGGTCGGGGGCTGCTGATCTGTGCCCATCAGGGCGGAGAACTCAGGGCCGAGCGCTTGCGTGCGCTCATCGGCGAACATCGCCCTCATGCGGCCCTGCTGAGCGCTGGAATAGCCCAGGTCCTCCCAGGTCTGCTCCCTGGGCACGATGCCGGCGACCTTCAGCTTCACCGCGGCGTCAGCCTTCTGCGCGTAGGTCGGCGTCGCCGGGTCGGCCCACAGCGTCTCCAGCTCCAGCAGCTCCGGGTCCCATTCGCCGGTCTGGAACCGGCGCACGATCCGCTGCGCTTCCTCATAGCCGTCGCCGAAAGCGCCGCACTTTCGCTCGGCGCGCTTGACCAGGGTGGCCTCGCGCGAGCGGATCGCGGCGTCCGAGGCGGCGTCGTCGGCCGTCAGCCCGAGGTAGTTCGGCGGAAGCGCGGCCTGCGCCGAGGCAACCCTGGCCAGCAGCTCGATGGTGGAGTGGAAGTTCTTCAGGTCCGACTCGGGGAACTGACCGACTTCGACCCCGTCGTCTTTGCGGTTCTTGGCCGTGGACCAGATCCGGCCGGCCAGCCGGGACCAAATGGATAGCGGGTTCCCGTTCTTGTCGACAAAATCTTGCTGGTCGAAGCCCAGTGCCCACCTGCGCGGGATGGCGTGGTACTCGGCGCCCAGCATCATGTCGGTGGCGATCTTGCAGGCGGCGTTGGAGATCGGGATGATGTCCGCCAGCTCGCTGATGCCGCCGGGCACCAGCAGGCGCCCGCGGTTGGCCAGCGTCACCACGGGCGGCCGGCCGAGATCGTGATTGTCGCGGTCGATTTCCTGCCAGCCGAGATCAGACCCGAATTTGTAGAAGTGCGTGGCGTTCGGCAGGTACAGGGTGGCCCATTGGTTGAGCAGGGTGCCGGTGAACGGGTCGGTGTCGTGCCACCGTTTCACGGCGGCCTGGCAGCGCCGGGTGGCCGGGTCGTAGTAGGCGTACATCTGGAGCGCTGACTCGGCGGTGATCCGCGGGGTGTTCGAGTCGTCCGGGTTCGCGCCGATGATGATGTAGGACCTGCGCATGACCAACGCGTCGATGTGCGCCTGCTGTGACTGCAGGGCCATCCCGTTGGCCTTCCACACGCGCCACATCTCGGAGTCGGAGCTGTCGGCGTTCGGCAGGCGGAAACCCGTGACGTCCAGGCGGTTCTCGACGGCGTCGGTGACCAGACGCGGCCAGTTGATGACCACCTGCTGCATCTGCGGGCCGAGCTCGGCCAGCAGCTCCGGGTGCAGATAGGACAGCGGCTGCGTGCCCTCGTAGTAGCAGTTCAGCATCGACAGCTGATCAAGCTCGAGCTGGTGGCGGAACAGCAACATCCTGACCCACTCGTCCGGCGTCAGGTCCAGCACCTACATCACCACCATCCGGCTGTCTTTCTTCGGCTTGAGCAGTCCCGCTGTGATCGCGTCGCGCCTGGCTTCCCAGGACAAGCAGCCGGTCATCGCCAAGTCGATCTTCCTGGGCGAGTCGTGGCGATCTTTCTGGATCGTCCACATGGGCTTGTCGAACTCATCGCGGACACGGGCGTCCCGTTTGACGGCGTTGGCGATGTGCTGGGCGTAGAGCTTGTCGCCGCTGTGGCTCAGCGATCCCTCAGTCTGCGCGGTGCGGAAGGCCCTCAGGGCGTAGGCCATCGGGCGCGGCCTGAGGGTCCACCACTCCACGACGATCTTCGGCCCGTACTTGCCGCCCCAGGTGGCGACGGTTTCCTCCCAGTAGGGAGGGTCCGCGTAGACGCGGACGACCTTCCACTGGTCGAAGGCTCCTTCTAGGGTGGCGTGCACCTCGGCGGCTGGGACTTCCCAGTCCTCGGCTTCCTTCGGGTCCGTAGGCGCTTCCCAGGCGCCCAGCACCCACTGATAGCCCGTCTCCAGGTGGGTGCCGATCAGTGCGGTGGCGTCCCGGAACCGGGCCCCGTCGAAGCCAACCGCGATCAGGTCCTTGTTCGGGACGATGAAGCCGGTCTTGGCGAGCTCGGTCCAGCGGTCGGCGTCGAAAGCGGCGCCCGACTTGGTGCCGCGCTGGTTCAGGAAATAACGGCGGGCGTCGGACGGGTCGGTGTCCGGTGCGCGCATGTGTCTGGCGATGGCCGGCAGGTCCATCCATCCGGCCGCGTCGCCGTAGACGTACTTCAGCGCGGGCATCAGCTGCGCGTCGTCCATCAAGTCTTCGACGTGCGGGGCCTGGCGGTGGTCGACCAGAAGGCCGCCGTCCAGGATCTTGCCGGCCTTGACGTCCTCCGCGTACTGATGCGTGGCCTCGGCGACGGACCGCTCGCCGACCGCGTACATCGTGGAGGTCTCCAGCGACCAGGGATCGGCCGCTTTGCGCTTCACCAGGTTGCGGAGCACGGTCTGGTGCATCGCCCGGGTCTCGGGCAGCACGTACAGGTGTGTCTCGTCGAAGACGCTGAAGGACTCTTTCCCGCCGTCCTTTGAGGCGCTGGAGGCGGTCGACGGAACGATCTCGCCGCCGTCTTCGATGAAGATCCGCGAGGACGTCTGGACGTTACGGCCCAGGTCGATCGCCGGAAACTCATCGCCGGCGACGTCGACCAAGTGCTCCAGCATCACCGTGACGTTGTCGTAGGTGTTGCCGGCCTGGCCCTCCTCGGTGGCCAGGCACCGGATGAACGGATAGGTCAGCGGCCGCCCTACCGGCTCGCCGGCGGCGTCCCAGCCATCGAACCGGCAGGGGCCGAGGGCCTCGAAGCACACCAAGGCGCCGGCGATCTCGCTCTTCGCGCGGCCTTTCGGCCGTGACAGGAAAGCCCTGTTGACCTTCCGGCGGCCGGTCTTCGGGTCGAGCTGGTAAGCCCGGACGATGAAGGCAGCCATCTCGTCGTCAATGACCAGCTTCTGTCCCTGCACGTCGCCGGGGCCGTGGCAGAGGTAGGCCTCGATCCACTCGATGGCGACGAACCCGAGCGAGACAAAGCGGTTCGGCGCCGGCCTACGACGCGGCTTGGCCGCCATCGATGACCTTCAGCACCCTCTCGCGACGTGTGGTCGCGGCGCGGCTGGCTGCCGCGCGCTTCCGGGGTGCAGGGGCCGCGGGCTCGGCCACGGTCCAGCGCAGGCGTGCCCGGTCCGCAGCTGTCGCGCCGAGCGACGCCTCGTTGAGCCTGATCTCTGACAGCAGCTCCTTGCCCGGTGATGCCCAGTACAGCTCGACTAGCTGGGCGAGCATGTGTAGGCGCTGCCAGTCGGTGGCCAGGAACGTGGCGGCCTGCGGCGAGGTGCGCCACGTGTCGTACCAGGCCAGGGTCCGGCTGTCGTAGTCGTGGCCGCCGGGCAGCACGGGGGTTGGCCCGGGCGGCCCAGTCGATGGGAGGACCGTGGCGGCCGGGTCGGCGTTGCGCCGGCGTCGCTGCGCGGGGTCCTTGGGGGCGGGGCCGATACCGGCCATCGTGATCACCTCTCGATGCCGTTTCGGCACGTCGCATCAGGCCGTTGCGGCAGATGCAGGCTTCACATTGGATCTTCGTATTAGTCGTACCGCCGGAACCCCCAGACCCGTACACACCGCGAGCTCCC